AACTAGTCCACGCATGTCATTAACCAGTGTCTTATAACCAAAACATGTACCACGTTCTGTTAACCATATATTATGATTGCCAGTTGACTCTACTTTTTGTACAGCATACCTCATGTCATCTGGTGCCATGAACTGTGCTTTTTTGATGTTTACTGTTTTGCCTGTTTCGCCTGCGGCTACTAACAAGTCTGTTTGGCGTGATAGGAACGCAGGTATCTGTATAACGTCTACTGTGTCGGCTAGTACTGCACATTGTTCTGGTAAATGTACATCTGTTAGGACAGGGACGCCATAACCTTTTTTAACAGCGTATAACGTATCCCTTCCTCGGTTTATACCAACGCCTCTTTTTCCATTTATACTGGTTCTATTCGCCTTATCAAAACTGGCTTTGAATATCCATTCAACTCCAAGCCGTTTGCATATGGTGTTTATAGATTCTGCCATAAAGTAAGAATGTTCCTCACTTTCTATCTGGCATGGTCCCAGTATAAATTTTACTGGAGAGTTGTTAGATAACTCTATCACTTAGTAAGTGCTGGAATAATATAGTTGTATTCTGCAATGCCACTGTCTACTGTAAGCATTGCCGCACCTTCATCACTAAACTTAATAGTTTTGTCGCCGTTAAGTCCTAAGATTGCTGTGATTGGCGCAACGGGCCATGACCAAGGCTTAGTAAGTTTACCTTCTACGTCTGCCGCAAATACAAAGTTACCTGCATGACTTGTTGCTTCGCCAAAGAAAAACTTTAAGTCTGAACCTTCTGTTTTAGCAATAAAACTTGGATGTTCTGCGTTTGCTTGTGTCTGAAACTTAAAACGCTGAATGCTTGCATCGCTAGGACTAAAGTCCACGCTCCACTTTACACCTCTAAACTTAACTGTTTTAAGTTGCTCTTCCACAATCTCTTTGCTCATAAACCTGTAGTCGTTCTTAAAGTCACCTGCGGCGTTTTCAAAACTGATACCTGTTTTAACAGTCTCACCGTTTTTGTCTTGTGTACTGATAGAGATTTTAGGATTGTCTTTGTACTCTGGAATTCCTAAGATAATATTTAATTTACTTAGGTTGGGCATACCGAATGTGCCTTCAAACTCTGAAATAGGTTTTTTAAATGAACCTTGGATAATAACAGTTCTGTCTTCTGCGATAGCATCAACTTTTGTTTCTGTTGATGAACCTTGTACTTTAATTGTGTTTACATTGCCTAATGCGAATGTGTGCGATACTAGATCTAGTAAATTATCTTTCATTGAATATTCTCCTTGTAGGATTATTATAGTTGATATTTAGGTGGATTGCAAGAGTTATGGTTATATTATTTGATATTTTCGTCTTGTATAATTTTTTGTATTGCTACCTCAAGTGTAAGGTTGTATTTCTTTCTATACTCTTTGGCTTTTTCCAACAGATCCGATCCAGACCTCTGTAAATTAAATCTTTGCTGTGCGCTTAAGGTTACTCTTAATTCTTCCTGTGCTCGTGCTTCGATACTTTTAGGATCCTCATCTGTATCTAAAATTTGAACGACAGCACCCATAGACTGATGTGCTTTACATGTTGATAGTTTACCAGATTTTTGTATTTCAACCCAACTAACTGTTGGATCGTAGTCATACGAGTTAGTTACAGTGAAACCTAAACTTTCAACTAACGGTACTAATATATGCTTGGGAGTATGACACATAAATGCATTCTCTACCATTTCTGCACCTTGCCAACGATCTGAGTTGTTGTAACTAAACATAACAGTGCCGCCAGGGCGTACTACTTTTTTAATTTCATTGAGATAGCTTTTAATTGCTTCTAACGGAAAGTAGTTAAACACGTTCCATGCTAGTACAAAGCCTATCTGTTCTTGAGGTAACATGCTCAAATCGTGCTTACTTTTATGAATTAGGTAAGATCGTAGTCTGCGAGTTGCATAAAATTCGTTAAACTGTTTCTTTGTCGAATCTAAGAATTCTTGGTGAATATCAACAATGTATAAAGGGTCTCCAGCAGACATTTCTTGTGTAAACTCACCGTCCCCTGGACCAATTTCCAATGCTGGATAGCGCCAATCTACATAGTGATATATACGAGTTTTAATTATTTCCTTTACATTGCCATAGGTATAAAGACGCCTAATGTCTCTATTTGTAGCAACATCGGCAAGTTTGTGCTGGTCTTCGTACATTTCGTAACTGTCTATAAAATACCCTTTCGCTAACTCAGATATTTTCTCGTCAATTTCTTTAATTTTTTCTTGTTTGATCTCTTCAATTTTCCGCATGTAAGGTAACATGTTACGATACTCTACGTTAATCTTTTGAAATAACTCTGATTCTGGTAAACGATCAGCACCCATAGCAAGTTGATTCACATGTGCAATGTGATCATTAATTTCTCCTTCTGCTTTGTTGCTAGTATGTGTTTGAAGGTCTTGCTTTAATTTAAGTAATTGACTGAGGCGCATATAACATATTTATCTACGCTTTCTATTCAAATTCAAATAAATTATCAAAAGTTGTGGTTATTCCTGTGTGGTCCGGAATGTTCCACCCTAGTACACCTAACAAGTTCTCTACTTTCTGATCAACAATTGTAGACTCCATTAAATCATCATCAAACGGCAAGTCTTTAAACCATTGTGGGATATGCAACTCATCTGTAGGATAACCAACGCTAGTAAACCCTAATGGATTCTGCTTAAGTTTACACACAATAGTTTTCATACCGTCAACAACTTGTGTACTGTAGTTGTCGCCATGCATGCGTCTTAGGTTGTTCCAGTTCATTGCGGCTCTAACATGACCAGGCATGTTTGCTTTGCCTTGTCGTTTTTCTGCTTCAGTATACTTGGTTAGATTGTTTACACGCTTGGGAGTACCTTTTTCCCATGCTGGACGCTCTCTAAATGCTAATTTAAACTCACGTACTCTGTCATATATCTCTTCTTTTTTAGCACCAGTTAGTGTTGCCAGCAAGATTTCACTAAGGAAGTTTTGTACAACAGGTGGGGTATCACTTCGTTTTAAGTCAAGTCCCATGGCTTTGACCTTACCAGGCTTACCGCCTTGATCGAGTCTAAAACCCTCCATATCATAAATCAATGCCGCATAACGCTTTTTCTTAATGAATAAACCTTTGGTTGCAGTAATTTCTCTACCACCTTGTATAAGGTCTCCCATGTGCTTTGGGCAATGGAAAGCCTTGGACATAAACTTAGGAAAACTTTCATTTAATTGCTCTGCTATCTGATCGTAGAGTTCTACTACAATGTCTTTGTTCCATTCCATTTTGCCTGCTTCGACATCGTCTCTAACTGCGGGCCACATAGTAAAGTAAACAGAGTCTGTATCACCATATATAATAGATTCACCTGTGTGATCGTACACACCCATGATACATTCATTTGTGTATGCATCCATGTGTTTTGCAATACTTCTACCAGTTAGTGTAGTCGATTGTCCAATACGTTTGTCAAAGAACCTACAACCTGGATTAAGAATAGCACCATACAAACTGTTCAAGTTAATCTTCTTAACCAACTGACGTTTGTCCCAGAATGCAATGTCTTCTTTGTCAGTTGCATCTTTCTTTTTTGCTTGTAGTTCTTTACGTTCTGCATACCAACGCTCTAGTAAACCTGGGATAATACCTTTCTTCTCGTAGGTAAAGATAGTGCCGTTTGCACTAAGTATCCAACTGGTATTACTGTCAAACAGCATCTTCCAGATCTCTGCACCTGTGTGTACAGTACTTTCACCGTTCTCCCAGTCTACAGTTATCTCTGTGCCTGCCTGCATTTCCATAACAGCAGTATACTCTAGTGTTGCGAATAAACCGTCCCAGCTGTCTGTGAAGCTCTTACCTGATTTGCGTTTCTCTGACAAATAACCGTCAGTCATAATAGGACGTAGTTGTCCTACAATAGTTTCTGGTCCCATGTTTAGGGCACGAATAGCACTAGGATACAGACTGTTAATATCAATAGCACCTACCCAGTCGTGCATGCCTTTCTTAGGATGCGCAACATAAGCGCCAGCAGCCTGTGTGGTACCTTGATCGTCTCTGTTTCTATCAGGAACAATCATGTCAAGTTGATGTGCTTCGTTAATAATTGCTTGTTCTGTAACAGCCACAGCACCCATTGTTGTTGGTAGTAGTACTGTGTTATCATGTGCAAGTTCGTTTGCTAGATCCAAGAACCTTAGTTTTTGATCTAGTTTGTGCAGTAGTGCAGTATCCTGTCTGTTATACTCAATAAATGTTTTAAAGTCCTGATTGTATAACTGGTCCAGCGTACCTTCGTATGCTGTTTTACGTTCACCTAGTTCATGTTCGCCAATAGCATCTAGCGAATAACTGTGACGTTCCTCGTAGGTATATTTGCGATAGAGTTGCATGTAATCCATGTGTACTCTACCAATAAGATCAAATGTTACATTCTCTGCACCAAAACGTTCAAATGTACGCTTCTTAGGATACTGACCCCACAAACAAAAACGTCTTGTGTCGTCTTTACTGAGTACTCTGTTAATACGTAGTACTGTGTAGGGAATATCATATCCTTCACTGTTCCAGCCACTTAGGATGTCTGCATCATCAATTAAATTTAAGAACTGATCCAACATGTCTGCTTCTTTCTCAAACATGAATGTGTCTTCAAACTGGTCTGCAACTGCTTGTGCTTCTTCCCAGCTCATACCTTTAGGAGGTACAGCAAGTGTAATTAACTTGCCTAACCAGTCCAGGTATACTGTAATTGCTGTAATAGGATTAAAAGGATCATCAGGCGGACTAAATCCTCTTTTAGGATCAAAGTCAACCTCAATATCGAAAAAGCATGTATGTAGTTTGGGAGCATCTGCACCCAAGTAGTGATCTTCTAGACATCTGTATACAACGTTGATGTCTGATTCCCATAGTCGTTTGCCACCACCTTGTATCTTTTTTTCCTTATGGAACTCTTTGCCGTTACGGGTACTGAACCTAGTTACAGGTGTGCCGTATATGGTTCTGTGTTTGCCTTTGGGATCGTCGTAATAGAATACATAGTTGGCAGGAAACTCGTTGTAGAGTCTATCACCGTTAACACGTTCTACAACATGTATCCTGTCTGTGTCTCTGTCATGTAATGCGTCTATATAACTCATTTTACCACCATCCCGATGCCACACCGTATCCAAATATGTTAACAAATCCAAAGTATATTGTCAACATTGTTGGAAATAAAATTCTTCTTCTAATATACCCCAATGCACCTGTTATACTGCCCACAAAAAAAGCAGGATATATTGCTCGCATGTCTGGAGCATCAGCAGTAAACGCTAACATAAAACTAGCACTAACTGTAGATACAAATGCAACTAATTCTAGGTAAAATGCAATGGGGTCACTTTTATAACTGTCTACGGCAAATTGCCGGATAGATTTCAAAGTGTCTTACCAACAGTCTCTAGGATGTGTACGGTTTCTTCGTGATCTTGATTAACTTCGCCAAGTTTTGATTTATGTGCAATTCTAATTGCTTTTTTTAGGACACTGGGTTTAATGTCCATTGCCTCTGCTACTGCTTTAACAGTGTCACTGAGACCTGCATTAAGGTCTTCGACTTCCTGCATAACTGCAATGCCTTCGTTAATAACTTGGTTAAGTTTTGCTTTTTGCTCGCTTGAATAGACTTTCATTTTTGTCCTCTCTTAAAAAGTATATTATAATTGAATTGCAAGTAAAATGCAAGTATTATTGTGGAGAGATTGTGCCAGTTGGTTTTATTGTTGATGCGCTACTTCCTGGGCGTTGTTGTTGTGCTTGTTGTTGTGCTTGTTGTTGTTGTGCTTGCTTACGCATTGCAGTGTTGCTTATCTGTCTAAGCTCATCATCAAACTCAGGGTGTTGCTGACGTATACTTGTTACAAGTTGCAAGTAAGGTGCATCCCTATATGTATCTGAATCTTTTCTCTGTTCTTTACGTGATATCTTACTAGCAAGTGCTTTCATGGCAGTACGGGTCTGAGGATCAGAAGTTATAGCCATTACTACTTCTGCTTCTGGACCTAGTTGTGCTAGATCCTTATCTGTGGGTTTGTCTGGTAGCGGTCTATTTAAAGGTGCTACCGGTGTCTGATCTTCAAACAGTTCTCTTATAAGCATATTAGTATTTATTCAAAAGACACACTAAGGTTACCTGATATAGTTGTTCTTCTGTTGTTAGATAAGTGTTGAGTGACATGATGTTTTAAGTTGCTCGGAAACACTAATAACGTTCCTTGTCGTTGTGTTGGCCTAAACAATGTGTCACAAATAGGATCTGCAAAGTGCCTGTGCGGAAATATATGTTTCATAAAAGTACAGTCATTGTAAAATTGAAACTTACTTGATGTGTCTAAATTATCACATTCTAATATATAAGCAAAACTAAAATGTGTGTTCAAGTTTACATGATCGTGTATTTCTTGAAAGTCATAACGTTCGTATATGTTTGCCCATAGTGCTGATATTTCTATCGTATACTTGCACTCTGGTATAAAACTTTTTATAATTTGATGTCCACCATTGAGTATATGAGGCCTAACTGCATCCCACGGTAGCTCACTAGATTGATCCATGCCAATCGTAGTTAATATATCACACCCCCATTGATGTGTTTTTTCTTTATGACCAAAATAATTAGAATTTAAATAAGGCTTAAATGAAGTTAGAATGTTTTCGTGTTCTGGTATATGAGAGTGATAGTAACGTAGTGAATATAAATTATCGACCTTGCCCACGGTATGCCTTGTATCCTCTGCGTTTAGACTTGTTCATACTTCTAAGCGATACTTTACGCCCATTTCCCTGACTAGTTTTTTTGTATTTTGCTCTAGTTGACCACAAGTCTGTAGCCAGATGTTTAATTCTTGCCATTTTTAGTCTCCTCGATTAATAAAAATATTTGATATCTGACCACCAATGTTTGCCTTTGCTCATAGCTCGCATCCATCTGTCGTAGTCTGCTTTACTTACACCATCAATAATGTATTCTCCGCCACCTTTGGTTCTCATACGGACGCCAGGCTTTCCATTATCGAAAACAAAATAGTCCAAGTCAGTAATCCAACTACTGGCTACTGGCTCTTCACGTATTATCTCGCTTGCTCTCATTTTCTTCTCTGCACTTATCGCAAAAACATTCTGAACAGTAGTCGCAGTCTTCATCCATGCAACTATGTCCACAATGTGCAGGATGCCAGCATCCACGGCAAATTGTAATCTCTTCTACTTTTAATGTCATTTGGTTTTAACGTTCTTGGCTGGGCCACGTCTATTTTTGTTTGGATCTTCTCTACGTTTACGACTAGCCGCTGTTTTGCGACCTTTTTTGCCTAGTGCGTGTGCTTTTGCTTGTGGTAAGCATTTGGGTTTGCCTTCTTTGCTACTGCCTCTTGCACAGTCCCCACGTATCTTGCCATCTGGTCCGAAACGTACCCACTTCTCTTTGAACCACTTTTTTAGGTCTTCACTAACACCATCTTCAAATACCAAGTTGCCATGTTCGTCTAGTGATACTGCATCTGCAGATTCTTTCTTAACACAGTTGGGCA